TTATAACTCTGTGACAAGGCCTTCTCTTACCATATACTCTAAAGACATTAATATTCCAAGCTTTGCATGCTGCCATGTAAGTCCGCCCTGGAAATACACTGCATATGGCTCTTTGATCGGGCCATCGGCACTCAGCTCGATAGAGGATCCCTGAACAAATGCTCCGGCTGCCATAATCACATCACTGTCATATCCTGGCATCGGCCATGGTTCTGGTGTGACATAGGAATCAACCGGGGCAGCAGCCTGGATTCCCTTACAGAATGCGATGACACCTTCCGGTGTTCCAAGTTCTACTGCCTGAATAATATCGTGGCGGCTCTCCGTACCATTTGGAATGACACTGTAACCTAATTTTTCGTAGATGTTTGCTGCAAAGATGGCTCCTTTTAAAGCACCTGCTGTCACAGTCGGTGCCAGGAAAAGTCCCTGGAAGAAGGACTGCATGACACCGAGAGATGCACCAACTTCCTTTCCAAGTCCTGGAGAAGTCAGGCGGTATCCACAATTATCAATCAGATCTTTTCGTCCTGCGATATATCCGCCAATTGGCGCAAGTCCACCGCCCGGGTTCTTGATCAGGGAACCAACGACCATATCTGCACCCACATCACTTGGCTCAATCGTCTCGACAAATTCACCGTAACAGTTATCGACCATACAGATAACGTCTGGTTTGATACTCTTTACAAATGCGATCAGTTCTCCAATCTGTGAGACGGAAAAGCTTGGTCTTGTCTGATATCCTTTGGAACGCTGGATTGTTACAAGCTTTGTCTTTTCATTGATTGCTTTTTTGATATTGTCATAGTCAAATGCACCGCCTTCCAGAAGATCTACCTGGCGATAGGAAATTCCGTACTCCGCAAGAGAACCATTCGATGGGCGGATTCCAATGACTTCTTCCAATGTGTCATAAGGTTTTCCGACTGGAGATAGAAGCTCATCGCCCGGGCGCAGATTTGCAGCCAATGCCAGTGCCAGTGCGTGAGTTCCGCATGTGATCTGCGGTCTTACAAGAGCACTTTCTGTATGAAAAATCTCTGCGTACACTTCTTCCAGTGTGTCACGTCCCGGGTCGTCATAACCGTATCCGCTGGCGTATTTGAAACAGCCGGCATTGACTTTACATTTCTGCATTGCATGCACGACTTTCAACTGATTGTACTCTGCCACTTTGTCGATGGCATCAAAACGTTCTTTTAAAGTCCCTTCAATCTGGCTTCCGAAATCGTAAACTTCTTTGCGGATTCCCATTTCCAGATACATATCTTCTATATTTAACATGATTGTTCCTCCAAAATATCTTTTTTAATAGATTCGAGCATCACTTCCAGAATCTTATCTTCATCATAATTGTAATCTTTTTTATTAATCCATGTCACATGATTCTCTCGCTTGAACCATGTAATCTGACGTTTTGCAAAATGTCTTGTATCTCGTTTGATTTTGTAAATGGCATCTTCTAATGTGCATGCTCCGTCCAGATAGTCCAGAATTTCTTTATATCCAAGTCCCTGCATAGAAACCATACTGCGGTCATAGCCACGCGCTTTTAAAGCCTTAACTTCCGCGACAAGCCCCTCTTCTATCATCTGGTCGACTCGTAGATCTATACGGCGGTACAGGTTCTTGCGGTCATCATTTAAGATAAAATATACAAATTGATAGGGCGACTCTTTTTGCCGCTCTGTTTCATTGTGTTCAGAAATTTTCATTCCGGTTTTCTGAAAAAATTCCAATGCCCGAATGACCCGCTTTATATTATTTGCATGGATAGTATCTGCCGATTTTGGGTCCACTTCGCGAAGTTTTTCATGAAGTGCCTCTGCGCCATGTTCTTCTGCAAATGTTTCTAATTCTGCGCGGAGCGAGGTGTCATTATCATTATCTGTAAAATCAATATCATAAAGTAGTGCCTGAATATAAAATCCGGTTCCGCCTACTACGATTGGAATATGCCCGGCAGCATAGATCTTTTTCATAGCTTCTTTTGCCATCTGTTGAAAACGGACAACATGAAATTCATCGTCTGGTTCCAGTTCATCTACTAAGTAATGTGGAACATGCTGCATTTCTTCCGGACGGATTTTTGCGGAACCAATATCCATATATTTGTAGACCTGCATGGAATCTGCAGAAATAATCTCACCACCGATTGCTTTTGCAAGACCAATGGAAGCCTTTGTTTTACCGACTGCAGTAGGCCCGGTGAGAATGATTAAAGGTTGTTTTTGCATGATATATCATCCCTTACATTTTTCATATTCGATATTAAACAATACGTTTGAATTTCTTTTCCAGTTCGCGCCTTGACATGGCGATAATGGTGGGTCTCCCATGTGGACAGTGATAAGGATTGTCCAGTGACAGAAGTTCCGTGATCAATGTGTCTACTTCTGCAGCGCTCAATCGCATATTTCCTTTGACAGCTGCCTTACAGGACATAGATGCAATCTTTTCGTCAATCAGATTAGATGGCGCATTTCGGTTGATTTCATCAGACAGACTGTCAATCATCTCCATGAGCAGTTCTTTTTTTGCAATACTGAACAGATTGTCCGGTACAGCGCGGACTGCATAGGAATCCTGTCCGAATTCTTCTATCTCAAAACCAATCCGCGTGAACTGATCCATATAAAGCCTGAGAAGTTCTGCCTCCTGCATAGACAGATTCAGTACGATTGGCGGACTAATAAGCTGAGAAGTAAACTCCCGTGTCTTCATGCCCTTCAATGTCTGTTCATACAGAACTCTCTCATGAGCTGCATGCTGGTCGATAATATATAAGTTATCATGAAATTCTACCAGCCAGTAAGTATCAAAGACCTGGCCGATAATCTTATGTTCCGCTTTTGCCTGTGGCTCCAGAAGTTTTTCTTCAAAGAAATTGAGCTGCTGTGGTTTTTCCGCAGGAACTTGTCTTGCAGTATAATTTGACATCTCTGCAATCTGAGAGCCTTGTGCCTGCACATTTTGTTGTGGTTTATATGAGCTTTGTGCCTGCACATTTCTCTGTGGCTTACAGGAGTCAGGAGCTGGCATATTTTTCTGCGGTTTATAGGAGTCCTGCACTGATACATTTTTCTGCGGTTTACAGTAGTCTGTATAGGATGAAGCAGGTGTTGTTTCTTGCTTGTTTTCGTGCAGCGCTTCATGGTAAGAATATACTCTTTTCTTCATCTCATTCATAAAGTATTGCAGCTTTTCATCTTCATTTTGTGGTGACTGCAAAGAGGTTCGCAGCTTTTCGGTATGTTCTGCCTCACTTTTTTTCGGCAGATCCATCTTCGACTCTTTCGGTTCTTCTGGAAAACTACTTTTACAATCTTTCGGTTCTTCTGGAATTTTTATATCATCCAATGTCACTTCGGGAATCAGCTCCCGTTCATGTAGTCCGTCATCGACAGCCGCAAACAGGGTATTATAAATCTCCTGCTGATTATTAAAACGGACATCCATCTTGGTCGGATGCACATTAACATCTACATGTTCTGTGTCTACGTCCAGGTAAAGCACGACAAATGGGTATTTGTGCTGCATAGTAAAATCTTTATATCCGTCTTCAATTGCCTTGGAGATGATACTGCTCTTAATGTATCTTCCATCTACAAAATAATTTTCAAAATTACGGTTGCCGCGGGAAATCAAGGGCTTTCCAAGATATCCGGTAATGTGGATTCCTTTTCTTTCAAAATCTACTTCAATCAGATTTGATGCAATCTCCCGTCCGTATATATGATAGATGACATCCTTCAAATTTCCATTGCCGGAAGTATGAAGTTTAACCTGACCATTGTTGATAAAACGGAAGGAAACTTCCGGATGAGACAACGCCAGTCTTGTGACCAGGTCTCCGACGTGACTAGCCTCTGTCATAGCAGTTTTTAAAAACTTTCTTCTGGCAGGTGTGTTGTAGAAAAGCTGTCGGATCAAAAATGTCGTGCCATCCGGGGCACCGGCATCTTCAAGTGATTCTTCCTTTCCACCGGCAATCTTATATCGCGCGCCAAATTCTGCTTCCTTTGTCTTGGTCAGAAGCTCTACCTGAGAGACCGCTGCAATACTGGAAAGTGCTTCGCCACGGAAACCAAGAGATGAAATGTGTGCAAGATCCTCTGCACTTCGGATCTTACTTGTAGAATGGCGTAAAAATGCAGCACGGACATCTTCTTTATCAATTCCGATTCCGTTGTCAGCGATTCGCATAAATGTAATGCCACCTTCCTTGATCTCGACAGTTACAGCAGTCGCACCGGCATCAATTGCATTTTCAGCAAGCTCTTTGACTACGGATGCCGGACGTTCTATGACTTCCCCGGCGGCAATTTTATCAATTGTAATCTGGTCTAATACCTGTATCTTACTCATGGTCTACCACCTGTTTTTTAATTTGTTCTGAAGCTGATAAAGGGTATTGAGTGCTTCAATTGGTGTCAGGTTTCCAAGATCAAGCTCTTTTAACTCTTTTAATACGTCATCATCTTTCACTGTATCGAACAATGACATCTGAGCCAGATCCACGTCATCATATTTTTTCGCCTTAGGTTTTGGGGCACCCAGAACAGCAATATCTTTGATCCGGCTTGTAATATCCGTCTGAACCAGTTCTTCTACAATTTCCTTTGCCCGGTCAGTAACAGACTCCGGCACCCCTGCAAGCTTCGCTACCTGGATACCATAACTTTTGTCCGCACCACCTTTGACAATTTTTCTAAGGAAAATGATATCGTCGCCGTTCTCTTTAACAGCAATGCAATAGTTATTCACGTTATCTATTTTGCCTTCCAGCTCGGTCAACTCATGATAATGTGTGGCAAATAAAGTTTTGGCACCAAGAAGTTTGCTGTTACTGATATGTTCGATGACTGCCCAGGCAATGCTGAGCCCATCAAATGTACTCGTTCCACGACCAATCTCGTCAAGTATTAAAAGACTCTTGCTAGTGGCATTTCTTAAAATATTTGCGACTTCCGTCATCTCAACCATAAATGTACTCTGACCACTTGCCAGATCATCAGAAGCTCCTACACGGGTAAAAATACGGTCTACCAGACCGATGTCGGCTTTGGCGGCAGGAACAAAAGAGCCAATCTGAGCCATCAGGACAATCAGGGCTGTCTGGCGCATGTAGGTAGACTTTCCGGCCATGTTCGGTCCGGTTATAATTGCGATCCGGTCTTTTTTATCGTTCAGATATGTATCATTGGAAATGAACATATCATTTGGAATCATTTTCTCAACTACCGGGTGACGGCCCTCTTTGATGTCAATGACACCTTTTTCATTTATCTTCGGACGCACATAATTATTTTGCTCTGCAACAAGAGCCAGAGAAGCCAATGTATCAATCTGGGCGATCACTTTGGCAGTTTTCTGGACACGGACAACATCTTTGGCTACACGGCTCCGGATATCACTGTAAAGCTCATACTCCAGAGAATAAAGCTTATCTTCCGCACCGAGAATCGTATCCTCCAGTTCTTTTAATTCCGGAATAATATAACGCTCTGCATTGGCAAGGGTCTGCTTTCTTGTATAATAATCCGGAACCAGATCTTTAAAAGAATTGGTTACTTCCAGATAGTAGCCGAATACTTTATTGTATTTAATCTTTAGATTTTTGATGCCGGTTTTCTCACGCTCGTCACTTTCCAGTTTTGCAAGCCAGTCTTTCCCGTCAGACTTAGCCGAGCGGAGCTTATCGACCTCCGGATTATACCCGTCGCGGATAATACCGCCTTCCTTCATGGCAAGCGGCGGATCTTCTTTGATTGCATCTTTGATCAGTGTGCACAGATTTTCCAGCGTATCTAAATCTTCATAAAGTTCTTTCAAAAGCGGACTTGTCATCTCACTTAAAATATATTTGATATGAGGCAGCATAGAAAGAGAACTTTCAAATGCGATCATATCTCTCGGGTTCGCAGACTGATATGTAATCTTGCTGACCAGACGCTCAAGATCGTAGATTGGCGACAGATATTCCCGGATCTCTTCTCTTGAAATCGCGTTATCTAAAAGCTCATTGAGAGCATCCAGACGTTTCTCAATATCATATTTCTGAACCAGTGGCTGTTCAATATATTTTCGTAGATTTCTGGCACCCATGGCGGTTTTCGTCTTATCCAGTACCCAGAGAAGGCTCCCCCTCTTCTGCTTCTCTCTTAAAGTCTCACAAAGTTCAAGATTCCGTCTTGTAGCACTGTCGAGAAGCATATATTTTCCGGCAGCATATGGAATCAGACGTGACATATGGGAAAGAGATGTCTTCTGAGTCTCTTTCAGATAGATCAAAAGGGCTCCGGAAGCAATGATCCCACAGTCATAATCTGCAAGACCAAGACCAGTCAATGATCCGACTTTGAAATGTTCTTTTAATGTATCCTGACAGATCGCATCATCAAAATACCATGGATCCAGTGAATAAATGGTAATTCCAAGGCGGTTCTTCAAATCTTCGATGTTCATGCCACTCATGAAAAATGCTTCATTACAGATAAGCTCCGATGGCATAAGTTTATAGATTTCGTCAAACAGTTTTTCTTCTGTATTAATCTCCGTAACAAAATAATCGCCGGTCGTAACATCAGCGACAGACAACCCAAAACGATCTTCCATGTAAACAACACACATAATGTAGTTGTTCTTTGTCTCGTCTAATGCCTGCATATCCAGGTTCGTTCCAGGTGTGGCAATCCGGACAACCTCACGTTTGACGATTCCTTTTGCAGTTGCCGGATCTTCCATCTGTTCACAGATGGCGACCTTGTAACCTTTAGATACGAGCCGGTTCAGATAACCGTCTACTGCATGGAACGGGACACCGCACATCGGTGCACGTTCTTCCAGTCCACAGTTTTTCCCGGTAAGGGTGATGTCCAGTTCTTTTGATGCTACCAGTGCATCATCAAAGAACATCTCATAGAAATCTCCCAGTCTATAAAATAAAATGCAGTCTTTGTATTCTTCTTTTGTTTTCATATACTGCTGCATCATAGGTGTTAATTCAGCCACTTTTTTATCTCCTCTTGTGTAATACTTGTGAATTCAGGAATGCCATTGGCAATCTCGAAACTTCGGCATCTTTATATTATAACATCTCATCCTGTTTCATGAAAGTCGAAATTTTAGACAAACAGGAAAAGATTAGTTATCACTACCTGCCACATGTTTATCAAATATCAAAACGGATGATGTAACACTACCAAATGCGGTAATGTGGCAGTGGTTCTCTATAGAACCAATGGAGCAGATATCCGGACAAAATGATTCCTATAGTACATAAAAAAGAAAAAATAAGTGCAAATGGAAGACAAATCTGCCCGCATAATTGCAATGGCATATCCGAATAATCCCAAACTGTCAGGTGATACCATTTGTTTACGATAATTCCAGTGATAAATTCCATACTCACAACAAAGATCGTACAACGTGTAATCTGTCTTGGCAGAGCATCCTGCCATTCTGTCAGCCGTCCCTGCCATGTAAAAAACTGCATACACAGTCCGCCAAGCATGAACATACTTATATGTGAAAAACCGCGAAACAAGACTTCAATCCCATAATAAATACATCCTCCGACAGCCCATAGTACAAGATATTCACTTATATTTTTTAAATAAATGTTTTTCTTTGATAAGCTATTCCTCATATAAAAACGCCCTCACTATCTGTTCTTACAAAATAGTGTGAGCGTTTTCTACTCGTTTTATCAATATCATCACTGGTATATTTTTCTATACCTGTTCTCCAATATAATAGAAGCCTTTACATTGATCCAGCTTCACATTGACATAATCGCCGATCATAGATGCATCTCCCTGGAAATGAACAAGAATGTTATTGCTGAGTCGTCCGGTCACCATATGGTCATCATGGTCACTGACAGATTCAACCAGCACTTCCTGAATGGTTCCTTCGTGTACAGCACATACCTCTGCTGCAATTGTCTGAACTTCTTTCAGGAGACGGTCAAAACGATCTTTTACAACATCCTCCGGAACCTGATCTTCCATTGTGGCAGCAGGCGTTCCGGTTCTCTTGGAGTAGATAAATGTAAACGCACTGTCGTATCGCACTTTTCTTACAATATCTAAAGTTTCCAGGAAGTCCTCTTCTGTCTCACCAGGAAATCCGACAATAATATCTGTTGTCAGAGAGATATCCGGCACAGCGGCACGGATTTTATCTACCAGTTCCAGATACTGTTCTTTTGTATAATGGCGGTTCATCTTCTTTAAAATACGACTGCTTCCGGATTGTACGGGAAGATGAAGGTGTTTACATATTTTTTTACTCTTGCCCATCACTTCAATCAATTCATCAGAAAGATCTTTTGGGTGGGAAGTCATAAAGCGGATTCGATGAAGTCCCTCAATTTGCTCGATTTTTTGTAGTAGTTCTGCAAAGGACAACGGTTCTTCCAAGTTCTTTCCGTAAGAATTTACATTTTGTCCAAGAAGCATAACTTCTGTGACGCCATCAGCTACGAGACGTTCGATTTCCCGCACAATTGCTTCTGGTTTACGGCTTCTCTCACGTCCTCTTACATATGGCACGATACAGTAACTACAGAAATTATTGCAGCCAAACATAATGTTGACTCCGGATTTAAAGGAATATTTCCTGTCGTTTGGAAGATCTTCGACAATCTTATCAGTATCTTTCCAGATATCAATGACCATGCGGCCACTTTCGTAAACTGCAGTAATTAGTTCCGCAAATTTATAAATGTTATGGGTGCCGAAAATAAGATCTACGAAGCGATAGCTTGTACGAAGTTTTTCTACAACTTCCGGTTCCTGCATCATACAGCCGCACAAGGCAATCTTCATATGTGGATTTTTCTTTTTATGTGACTTTAACTGGCCAAGGCGTCCGTAAACTCTCGTATTCGCATTTTCCCGGACAGTACATGTATTAAAGATTACAAAATCTGCCTCTTCTTCAGACGCTTCTTCGTAGCCTATTTCAAGCAGGATACCACGTAATTTTTCCGAATCGCGCGCATTCATCTGACACCCAAAGGTTACGGTAGCAAAGGTCAATGGTCTACCAGCCTTTTCTGATTCTCTTCTGACATATTCTTTCGCTTTTTTTATAAAATAATACTGTCTCTCAGGCTCGGTTGTTGGCGCTTCTTGAGTTATATCAATATCGTCTACGTCTCTATATGTATTCATTTTAAAAGTTCCTTTCGTAAATAAACATAATTAACTCAGATTATTATACTTTAGGAAATTTGATTTTTCAATGACAATTCATTATTTAATTAACGTTCATCAGTTCTACCAACCAAATAATCCAAGCTTACATTAAAATAGTCAGCAATATTAATAAGCATACCAATGTCTGGTTGTCTGCCTTTTGCTTCGTACCCGGCAATTGTTGACCTTGACACACCGAGTTCAAGTCCTAATCCAAATTGAGATAGATTATTCTCTTTTCTTAGCATTATTAATCTTTTTGAAAATCCTTCCATATATATCACCAATTCTACAATACAGAAAAACGTGTAAAAAGTGAAGTGGTAATATTTTACAATACTTCCCAGAGATTTTACCCTCCAAGAAGTAAAAAATTATCTAAATTGAATCGCTTCGATTCTGAGCGCCTGTCCGACCGTTCCCATCGTGGCTACTCCGTCCGCCTTTGTCCAGTCTGTCCAACCGGAATTCTGAACATGTACGCGATACTCGAAGTCACCTTCGAAGCACAAGCATTCCAGGCGTTTGCCCTCGCCTACTGTACCGATAATAGTATCTTTTTTGATGATACCATAGTCTTCCCATCCGATTCCCTGGATGTGCGCTTTCGCCTTGATTTCCGTGCCAAGTGGATTGATTTTGAAAGCTTCCAGTCTGAGGTTATGACCCGTGATGCCAATGATATTTTCGCAAGCTCTCTCTCCTAACCAGCCTCTGTTCTGGACGTGTGGATTGACAAGGAATTTAGCAGCCATGATCTCAATCGCTTCAATTTGCAGTCCCTTTCCTTTTGTGCCCGCCCAGTTCCCGTTGAATGTCCAATCTGTCCATCCAATGTTTTTCTGGTGAACTCTGTAGATATATGGCGTATCCTTACCGGTAATCTTGATTGCCTCGATACGTTTGTTCTGTCCTGTGGTGCCAAGGATTGTGTCTTTGGAGATATTCTTGTATTCCTTATCGCCTACATCCTTGATATGCACTACTACGTCTGTTTCACCGACAGGAATAAGTCGGAACGCTTCGATTCTCCGGTTCTGTCCGGTCGTTCCAACCATTGCTCCATCGCACTGCCAAGACGCCCAGCCGATTTCACGCATGTGCGCCTGGTATGAAATTTCTCCAAGGTGACCGGTGGAATTTTGTGTAACGCCTCCACTTTTTAATTCTCCGTCGATTGGTTCTTTCTTTGGTGCTGGCGTTGGAGTCTGCGCTGATGCAGCTACTCCAGCAATCTCCGTGAACGGGAAATTCGTGCCCGGGCAATTGGTAGAGCATACATCTCTGTGAGCCTGGACCTTACTGAATCCATACTTGCCTTTCAGGTAGCCTAACAACTCTCGGCCGGCGTTGATCTGTGCCTGTGGCATGGTCTCCGTCATGTAAGACCCCTCAAAGCAGATTCCGATACTGTCTGAATTGCTACCCTTGGCATGGGAACCGACTGCGTTTTCTGGCCGGAGTCTGTAGATAGAGCCATCTTTTCTTACCAGAAAATGATAACCAGCACCGGACCAGCCGTTCTGCAGATGCCAACGGTGGATATCCTCTGCAGTACACTTAGAAGCTTCCGCGTGATGCAGGATTGCTCTCTTGGTTGTTTTACGTGTGGATAATGCTCCAAATTTAAGGTTTGTTTCGATAATATTCATAATTTCTCCTTTCTGAAATACAAGCTTATACTTTCGGACCAGACGATACAGTGCGTCCAAGTCTGTAAGGAAGTCTGATATTATCTTCTGTAAGTTCAATTATTTTTACGGCAATCTTAAAAGATTCGCCAGTCTTAACTGGGTTTGGACTTATTTTCACATTTGTAATGGCGATCATAGGCTGAGCCATATCACATCACCACCACTTTCACTGCATCAATCAGCGTCTCGTCTGCAATTTTGTAAGTCACTATCAACTGATATTCTCCCTTTTTTTCGGTTCGATCACGGTATCAATTAAATGCGCTATTATATTGCAACTTCCAGCTGTTTCGTCTTTTCCGGTCTGTTCGTTTCGTAGTACATATGAAGCTGAGGAGATAACAAATTCATCATTTTTAATTGAAACAACCTCCAGCATTATATGTCTCGTTTCGCCAAAATCAATTATGACTTGCATGTTACTCCTCCCATTATTACTTCAATCTCGCAAAATACCGTCCTACTCTTACTTTTGCGCTATATGGATAGCGCTGTAATTTTACTCTTAGGGCTGTAATGTCTATGGTCAGTATATATTTCGCTGTATAAGCTATATTGCCTGCCTCATCTGTAGCGGTAAGTTCTACAACATACACCCCGTTAAGGGTTTTGGGGACAGTGGTTTCCCACCAATCCCCATCTCTCCTTGTAAAAACTACAGGTACGCTATCAACAACTCCCTCCAGCTTAATAACCACGTTAGACTAGTCAGTTACCTTAACAGAGATAACGAATGTCTTACCGCAATCAACTGGGTTAGGAGTAAGAGTAACTTTCTCGAATACCGGTGCGCCAGTATCAAGAGTAACCTTACGTGTTACAGTTGTAGTCTTGCCAGCCTTATCCGTTGCAACAACAGTAATTGTATTGGAACCACTAACAAGAGTAATTTCCTTGCTGAATGAACCATCAGAATTAACTGTAACGGATGCGCCATTGACTGTAACTGTGACAGGTTTAGATGTAACATCGTCAGTCTTACCAGATACAACCAGAGCTGCCTTATTTGTGATAAGTCCATCTACTGGATTTGTAAGAGTAAGTGTCGGTGGAATTGTATCAACAGTGAATGAAACCGTCTTAGCGCTTGCTGCATTTCCATCATAGTCGGATGCTTCAATAGATACGGTGTGAGCACCATCTGCCAGTGCTGTTCCCGGCGTGTAGGAGCATTCGTAACCACCTGTGACTGCTGTTTTTGTGAATGCAGTTGTAACTTTTGCGCCATCAACTTTGATAACGATTGTATCTGGATTAACCCCAGAGTCATTATCTGTCACCTTGAATTTAATAACCGGTGTTGCATTGGTAATGTAAGCACCAGCTGTCGGGTAAGTGAAAGCAAGTGTTGGCGCAACTTTCTCAAGGACGCGAAGTAACAGATTTGCTCCGAAAGTAGTATCACTTTGAGTTATTGTAGTTGAGTTTCCAGCATCGTCAGTTGCCACAACTGAACCACCATACTTGTGTCCAGACTGTGAGTAACTAGACTTCTGTGGTGCCGGGACTGTTGCTTTGTATTCTCCTGTAGATGCATCAAACGTCAGATCGTATGTCTGACCGTTAAATACATGTTGTTTTTGATTCGGTTGTAATCTGTGTAATTGAAATAATCATTTACAGTCCAATCAGTTTTAGGTTCTTGCCACACACTCTTTCCTCCTTGTAATTAATCCACCACCAAGTAATCCGGCATTGAATGTAATCTGCGATTCCTCAACGATTGTTTTCAAATCAGGGTCATACTTATTTTCCTGTCCAATCGTGTCACCACAATCAATTGCTGGCTCTCCACGGTAATCAAGCTCGTATTGGATTCCAGACGCAAAGTAATCAGCCAGCCACGCTGTTACAAGCTTACCGTGTTCAGCATTGGATATTAATGGATTCTGCCATTCTTTATCCGTTCCACGGTTATTTATCGTCTGAACTGTATATGCAGTAGATACGTTGTATTTATAGCCTTTCACAGCTATCTTAATTTCTTCACCTACCGATACACCGGAGATTGCAAGCTCAACGTAGTATGCGCCAGAAGATTTGATTTCTATGGATTGTCCACTCTTAGCTTCTTCAATGATTGCCCTGTAACCATAACAAGCATCTGTCATGTAGTATATTGCGTTATTACCATCGTACACGAGTGTTTCTGACGTAAGGTCATCTTCCACATTTGATTTTGAATAAAGGTATCTTGCAACCTTAACATTCTTGATTTTATCAAGCTGTGTTCCCACCGGCGTAGAGTATAAATCATCGTATTCAAGCTTATACGCCGTCTCAGAACCAAGCGAAATATAGTTCACATGAATACGGTTATGTGGCTCTGTTTCCACAAACTCAATCTCGATTTTGTCATACTCAGCAAAATCGTATTGAATCTCAAAGTTCTCAGCGATTCCAGACTGAATTGTGACCGTATCATGCAGTACATTATCTGAGTAGGTCCGTATCACGAATTTCTTCGGAAGATTCTTTCCAAACTCAATATAGATTCCGTATGCTTTATACTTCGCTTCTAGCGTTCGTGTGATGATTGGGTTTTTAGCAAATAATCCATTCTCGTCACTCACGGCCAAACTAACATATCCAGTATTTTGTATACTGGACTTTGGAAGAAATACCATTTTCCCGTCAGCAAGCCACCGGTTATTTTCATATGTCGCAAAATCTGTTTTTGCTGTCTGAGTATCAATACTCGACACATCGGAATAATCCGTTGTTCCATTGGAAGTCGTCTCACACTCCGGCCGGAATAACGAATGAATACGAATACGTCCATATCTGTCGTAATCAAGCACACATCTTCCGGCATTTGCAATAATCTGCAATGCCTCTTTGTGTCGGACATTTGGAAGTGGATTGTAAACAGTAATTTTTTTCAAATATGTGTCCAAATAATAATCTTCCTGTGCAACTCCTGCATCTTCCAGTACAAGAACCGCTAAATCATACAAGGTAATTCCAGTTTCGTAATACTGCCCTTTGTAGTAATCATCACTGAGGAATTTTAGTACATCGACAGCCTTAATCGTTGCTTTCTCATCTGATGCGCTCCATTCATATACATAGAGCGAGTGCATTTGCAACCATTCCACTTTGCCATTATCCAGCATATAACCCATTACAACGTTCATTCGCTGTCCACTTTCCAAGAAGTTGATCTCGGATGCCGGATTATCTACGTTGAATATCTGCTCATCATTATTAAGCGTTATGCTAAACTCTGATTCCGGTAAATCATCATTGATTGCAGATAAGCTTGTCTTACTATTTGCTTCTAAAATCCATTCATCATCATATTCAAGTCCAAGCCCGAACTGAATATAATCAATTCTGACGCGATTATTTGGAACACTCATTTCTGTAACAACCAATTCGATAGATGCTGTATTGCTGAATACAGTATCTGTTTTAAACACCTGAGAATTGTTTAAAAATTCAACAGATGTTCCATCATCAGTCATTGCAGAAAACTTAGTTGGATAATTTTCACCAAACTGAATAGTCAATCCTTTAATATCAGATTTTCCATATCCAAATACAAACTTTATATGCAGTTCATTGTTGAATAAGCTCTTACATGTATATCCATCTTTCCAGTAGGAAGTGTTATCTTTTGGCAGGAAATACATGGTGCCGTCTGCTCGAAACATATTCTGTTCATAAGTCGCATATCGTTTGACTGTATGCTGGTTGAATAATGTACTTGGGTCTGAGAAACTGTTATAATCCGTATTTTCCAATGATGCAGATTGCTGTGCTTCTTGATTAATCAATCCAAGTTGCACTTTCATGAAAGACCGTTCACGGATTGGACGCTTCATGGAATCTTTATACTCTTGAGATGTCTGATACATGTCTACCACCCCGAATCAATAATATTGACTTTGCAATTAATGTATGCAATCGGAATACCATTTTTATCGTATTTGAACACGTCTGCCGACCTATCACCTGGATACATCGTGAGTGTTCTCCAACAGTTGTTTACCATATCCCAAAAT